GGAAGATAAGTTCAATCCAAAGGAACTGGAAGTTTTTGTACGCGAATTGCCAAAGACGTTCAATCAAGTTGTGCTGGGCGGTATTTCCAATGTGGGAGTTACTTATGAGAATGTTGAGTTCCACAAGCCCAAGGTCTACGCAGAGCTGTTGAGCGGAGGGACTTTTGCCCTGCTCGGCTTGCGCACTTCCAGAATTGCCTCAGCTTTGGGCTTCATTGGCGGCATGTTGCTGCCGGAGATGATCAACCACGGAGCCAAGCTGGTACGCCGCAGTCTTCTCAAGTACCTGGATAAGCCGTTAGTTCCAATGTCAAACTTTGAGTCACATGATGTGGCCTCTTCACGTTCCTACCGAATGCCATGGCTATGCAAGTTGGCCTGTTTTGGGATTAAAGCATCGAATTACATCTGCTCGTGGTTTGGAGGCGACAGCATTACCTCAATTATGCGAGTGAACAGGACATTTCAGACGTCAGGGAAGGATGTTAGGCACAGTTCCAGCGATTCAATTCGGGTTGATGAGAAGCCCGTTGATTGGGCAGTGGCACAAGTTATTGAATTCAATCTGTGCACAATGAATCGAATTTACTTCCAACCGCAAATGGCCCAGGAGTTGGCGGCATCCTCAGTGCTTTTGTCACGTGAGGCGCTGCAACGCAAGTCCCTCGGCAATTCCCAACTTAACATGGATCCGCACAGGAGGTTGTTGATGGCTACCGACACTGTTCTCGCGGCTGAGATTTACTCAAGTGCGAGCAAGAACATGATCAACAATGTGCATTTAAATGGAGTCGCGGGTCAGGCAGACATTTGGTTGCGAACGGGTATCGCATGTGTGAGCTGCCTGACCCTCCTGACCCTCCTGACGTTCAGGATTTCCATGTTACCTGGCACGTTAATAAGAGGCGCAGAGTCATTGTGCAACACGCTGTTGGACCTGTGCTTCAATCACTTGCCCCCCCAATGGCTGATCCATCACATGCGCAGACTACATTTGTAGGTATCTGCCATAGGTTCTTGAGGAAGCCCCCATCTAGCCAACCCATACTGTTAGCTGAGTTGATGAAGCATACTTATCGGTTTTGCAGTCGTCATTTCAAGCCGATAGAGAAAGGTCAAATAATGTCCTATGAGGATTGGAAGAAGACAACTCACTACAGTTTGGCTAGGTTGGCGGAGCTTGATGCGGCGAGGGAGCGGTGCGATAACGTGAGACCGTATTGCGAGGAATTTTGCAAGCTTGATGGACATCAAAAGCGAGAAACATACCTGGAATTCAAGCCGCCACGCGGCATTAATTCACGCTCCGATGAGTTCAAGCAATGGGCCGGACCATTTATCAAACAGATTGAGGAGATTGTTTACCACTATCCAGCTTTTGTGAAGCACATTCCAGTTAAGGATAGGGCAAAGTACATTGTGGACCTTGTTGGCCGCTTATCCGGCCCGTACTTAGTTAGTGACTTCTCCCAGTTTGAGTCTCAATTTGTTGAGATGGTCCAACATTCACTGGAGGGTGTCTTGTACACTTACATGTTGGGTGATAATCCTGAGGGCTTGATTTATGCTTCGGTGCTCCAAGGGAAGAATGTCATAAGGTACAAGGACTTTACAGTTACCGTGAAAGCTGTGCGAATGTCTGGTGAGATGTCAACATCCTTAGGGAATGGTTTCACCAACTTGATGCTTTGGGATTTCATTTGCAACAAGATTGGCACAGGATGCACAGGAGTGGTTGAGGGCGATGATGGACTGTTTGCTGTCCATGACCCCCAAAATAGACCAACCCCGGAACACTTCGCAAAGCTTGGTTTTAGGATCAAGCTTGAGGAACACCATGACCTATTGAAGGCGTCGTTCTGCGGAGTAGTGATGAGTCAAGACCTGTCTTCAATGACGGATCCAAGGAAGGTTGTTCTAAATCTTGGGTGGTCCCATTCGCCTTCAGCGGGACCATCACTCCGAGTGCATAGAGAGCTTCTGTTGGCCAAGAGTTTGTCGCTGCTTTACGAGCATCCACGATGTCCGATATTGTCAGTGATGGCCCACACGATCGTCACCAAATTGAGAAAGATGAAGGTGAAGCCTCGGTGGGAGAGCAACTGGTACGAGAAGCAACTCTCCACGGAAGTTGTTGCCTTCGAAGGGTGGGCTTTCGAAGAGCATGCCAAAGGCATATCCGACACCACTCGGATCGAGTTTGCTGAACTGTATGGCATTGACGTCATTCAGCAACTGAAGTGTGAGTACGAGTTTAAAAGAGAATACCACGTTGGTATGGAGCTCCTTCCGCCGTGCTTTGAGGAGCTGTTCAATGATGGTTATGACGATTGCCGTCTCTATCGTGAAAAGTATGTCTTCCGATATGGTGACGGTTTCGACTTGAGTGGATCGGATTTTAACATCGTCCTGACGAGGACGGAAAACATACGTGATGGGGTGTCAGGCGAACCTGAAGGGTGGACCAAAACGGTGGAAGTTTTCCTCAATATTTCCGTGCTAAACAAAATGCCGAGAGACTGCACGGCTCCTAATCGCCTGACATGTACAGTCCCCGCTTCGTGTTTCGGGTATCCCATACCAAACATGTCCAAAAATATTTTGGAGAAGCTGGTTAAGTCCAGCAAAATCAGCACTGATGGAGCTGAGTGGCTCACACTAGCACTCGATCCATTCCATGATTACCAGCACCAGATCGCTGGTTATCCAGATGCTGATGGAAGTGCAACTGTTGTTCAATGCTTCCAGTACGCTTATGATCTGGTTAAGCCAGCTGGCTCGGCTGGCAACTGGGATGCTCACATCTTTACTCACCCCTATATGAGTCTAAATACCTTAAGGGCCATGAGACAGACCAGCGCCGATGAGGGCGCTGCGGGTGCTGCTGTTCTTGATGTGGGCACCAATTTCGGCATCAATGGACTTGTCAACTCGATAAGTGCGGACTCAGGTCAGCTCCTGTACCCAACCTATGGTGCTGCGTTCAACCCAACCAATGGAGCTTATGCTGCCTACGGTGTGTCTCAAGATATCCTGCAACAGAATTCTCGAGTCATTGGGTTTGGGTTTGAGGTGGTTAACACCACCGCTGAGGTTAATAAGCAGGGTGCGGTCACCTGCTATAGGCTGCCTCAAATGAATGAGTACAAGTTTATAAACTATACTGATTCAACACAGGCCTATGAAGGGGGCATTCCGACGAAGACTTACCGTCTGTTGCCCTCGTCCGCAGCCATAGCCGCCAAGCTTTCGGGGTCCGTCCAGTGGGCCGCGTCAGAGGGCGCGTATATGGTCGTGCCGATGTCAACGATCGAGAACCCCATCACGGGGCTCACTTCTTTCGAGCATCTCCACAGTTTGGGCACGTATATGTCCAATGGGGATTATTGTCTCGGCACTGCATTTGCAAATGGGTTTGTCGCTGCCAAGGCAACGGGAGCTTCAGTGTTTTCACCCGCTAGGTGCAAGGACATCCCATTTAACTCATGCGGAGCCATATTCACCGGTCTGTCCAACTCTTCCTCTCTTCGGATTAAGATCAAGGTGTATATGGAGGTTGCTCCGATTCCACTCACAGGTGCTGGAGATTCAGCTTTGGCTGTTCTGGCCACTCCCAGTGCAGCGTATGATTTCTCCGCTCTGAAGATGTACAGCACAGTTATCAATCACATCCCTGTTGCGGTTCCAGTGTCAATGAATGGATTTGGCGACTTCTGGAAGGATGTGTGTGGAATCATGAGCAAGGTGGCAGTGCCGGCATTGACGGCAATCGGTGGAGCTTTTGGATCACCCCAGTTGGGCGCTGCGGCGGGTCAATTGGGACAGGGTGTTTGGAACGCCTGGGCTGACCCAGTAGCTTTCATTGAGAATATGGGCAACGACAGGCCTAAGATGCCTGCGGCCCCCACCTCGAAGTACCGAGATGACGGTACAGCCGTACGCGTCAGCCGACCAGTGGTCAGCCGAGTTCCAGCAGCTGGGGAATCTGGGAAGACGCGGAAGACCCGACCCATGCGCCGCCGTCAGAAGGTGGTGGTTAAGTGAGTCAGGGTGGAGTGGACGGTGACGTGAGTGTTGGTTAGCGTCACCTTGTAGAACAACAACAAAACAAAATAAACATGTTGCTACCAACCCTGCCCTAGGTTACGGGAAA